GGGAGCTTGTGCATAATCTTTGGCAAAGGGGGACCATTCTGCATGACAGATACTCACTTGGGAAGGGCAACAATACTCTGTGACTCACTGGGGAAAATCATAATTGGGTCAGTTGGCATGCAGGTCGTTGGGCAACTGTCAGACTACACAGAGATGCTCCTAGAGGAGGTTAGTGATATGGCTGATGATGACCCTAACATCTACGGTGCAGTCTTTAGGGCAGCGAGGAATAGGACATTGATAGGCCTTGCTGGCGCTGGAGAGATGGGCGATCCCGTTGATCCGGCTACCCAGTTGGCAATGACAACACCTCCTGTTGTTCGCAGGCATGCGACTACAGTCATGAGCCTCACAAAGCAGTTCTTCCCAGCGGCAGAAGATCGAGCCAATATCCTTAACATGTACAAGGGGGTAGGTCATTCTGACCAAGAAATGAGGAGGTCTTTCCAAACTGTCGGGAACTTGCACAACCCTAACTATGTGGACCCTATGTACGTGTCTCACTTCAACTCACAGGCTAGGAAGATGATATTCCAGTCGCTGACAGCCAGCGGGCTGGATGTGAGGCTACGCTCCACTGGGCCCCTAGGTGATGCTCTTAGGGAGCTTGCAGATAGCACCTCTGTCGATAAGTCGGCTATGCTGCGAGTTGGCCTTGCTGGCTGGAACGAGACTAGGTTTGAGGTGGTTAGGGGCATAACACCACCCTCTGAGATCAGTATAGCACCTATGTCAAAAGCCTCTCTCGGCGTTGGGGATGTAGATATGGACAGAGCTGAGGAACTAAGGAGGTTTGGTTACACATTTGAGCGCCCTGATATAGAACTAAAGAGTGAAAATGACCTAGCTGAGTACCTGCGTGGGGGGGAGAAAATAGATGTGAAGAAAGCTATACGCCGTTTCGCAAAAGTTATCTCAAAACACAGGCGATTTGAGAGAGGGAGGGATCCATCCACAATTGCTTGGGAGGAGCTTGCCAATTTTGTGCACAACTCAGAGGATGCCTCATACTCTGCCAACCTAGAACCAAAGCTGAACGAGCCTCACAAGATCACATCAAGGATGTTCTATATATGCGAGCAAGCATTGAAAGTGATTGGCAACGTTGTGGAGCGTCTCTCTCGTCAGGTTAGTAGGAAGCAACCAGGAGTGAGTATAACAAAGACGTATGCCTCCAATAGGAGGGACCTTGAGAAGATCGCACACAGCATAGACACATCTGGTGCTTCAGGGAGGCCGCTAGTGGTTTCATTTGACATGAGTGAGTTCTCTAAGCGCTTCCCAGACCAACTCCTACGTGTGTTCGGAAGGATGCTTGCAGACATAACTGGTGAGGACTGGTTGGAGAGGATAGATGTTGTATTCAGAGCTTGCAGAGTCTTCAGCACAACTAGGGGCTACTTTGACTACATCGAGGGCATTAAAGGCGGATTCGAGGGGTTCTATAACTTCGTGTGGTCCTCCATACATGCTCTGGTGATGCAGATAGCTATGTCTGAAGCTGAGGTTACCGGACTCTGCTTAACCTACTCTGATGATGGGGTACTCCTCATACACTTCCCTATTGGAACTTCTGATGATGAGGTTAAAAGGGTCGTGCTGAAGATACAGGAAGTTTATGCCGGATTCGGCCTAGTTTTCCACACCGCGAAAACCACAGTATCAGGCGTAGTATGGGAGTACCTAGGAACATTTGGCCACCAGAATCACCTCATCCCATTGTGGTTCAAGGAGCTATTGTCAATGGGGAGAGACACATCAGATACAGGCTTGCGGATCCTCACAGGAGCCTTGGATGTCCTTGATGGCCAGTCAGCCGCTTCCTGCAAGGCTGGTTGCAACCCATTGGTCTCATACATCATGAAGCACTACTATGCTTCCCTCCTCATGAGTAGGCAGTTGACAAACCCCACCCCTGAACTCCTGACCATGCTATTGGTCTGGCCGCGCGAAGCAGGTGGCTTCAGGATAAAATCTCCGTATGAGGACGCCTTCATTAGTACGATTGACACATCAGCAGAAGTCTTTGCTGACGTTGTACTCTTGAAAGATATCATTCCAAGCTTTGGGCCTGCACTACTAGATGTTCTGCAGGAAAGGATGATAGATAAGCGCTCAGCAACCAGAAACCTAATGGCCAACTCACCCTTCAAAGTGGGCTACATAGATAGCAGCGGAGCTAAGAGCTTGAGCGCTGTTAGGGACTGTATCTGTGAGAGTGTCAGCTCATCAGTAGACGTCCCTGATCACCCCCTCTCAGCTCGTCGGCTGAAGCTGCTAACAGGCGTCCTTAGCGAGATGATAGATATATCACCTGAGGCAGTTAGCATGCTCATGAGGTCCTCGGATGATTGGTCTAAATATACTCGGCTGAAAGGTCTTATCTGCGGATCTGGAGCAATGAAGCTTATAGGTAGGAAGCCACTTCGATCAGCTCAGGCGTTGGAGGCCAGGCAAGTAGCAAAGTGTGTCAGGACAATTGTTGACAGATACCAGAGCGTAGAGCCCATTTCCACAGTCAATCTGCTGAGGGGCCTGAGCAAGGAGGTGAAGAGGTCATTTGGGGGCTACAATGTCCGCCGCCGCCGGGTGTCGCCGAGGATTGGCCTAGTGGCATCTGGGCCAGAGTCAGCTGACTTGTTAGTAAAGGTAGACTTCCCACTCAGGAGGCGTGGAGAGTGCTATGACTACTTTGAGCCTAAGTACCAGAGTACGTACGACTCAACA